GTATACCTGTGCTCTGCTGGCTACGAAACTCTGGGTGTCGGGCGAAATATCAGCGAGTCTGGGCTAGGGCTATCTGATGATGAGATTGAGTACTTGTTGGCGAATGATATAGCGCGAGTGAAGAGCGAGCTTGCAGACACATACTTCTGGTTTAACGGCATCAACGAAGCGCGGCAAGATGCAATGATCGATATGTGCTTCAACCTTGGTCTGACCAGATTGCGTGGCTTTGTGAAGGCTTTGGAGGCCATGTCGCGTGAGCAGTTTGATATTGCGGCAGACGAATTCATGGATAGTAAGTGGGCAAAACAGGTTGGGACGAGGGCGATTCGCGTTACGGAAATGATCCGCAGCGGAGAATATAATGTTTAAACGATACGCAAAAGGCGGCAAGGTAAAAAAGAAAAAGAGTAAGTCTCGCGTCAACGAGGCAGGTAACTATACCAAGCCGGAGATGCGTAAGCGTCAGTTCAATAGGATTAAAGCTGGAAGCAAGGGCGGTAAACCGGGGCAGTGGTCGGCGCGTAAAGCCCAAATGTTAGCGAAGGCTTATAAAGATGCAGGCGGTGGGTACAAGTAATGCCGCTCAAGAAGTCACAGAAGTCATTGAAGAAATGGACGAAGCAGGATTGGGGCACCAAGTCAGGCAAGAAATCAACACAGGGCAAGAAGGCGACAGGTGAAAGGTATCTCCCGAAGGCGGCTAGAGAGGCTCTATCGGACAAGGAGTACGCTGCCACTTCCAGAAAAAAAAGAGCAGACACAAAGAAAGGCAAGCAGTTCTCCAAGCAGCCCAAGAAGATAGCCAAGAAAACAGCGAGGCATCGTAAATGAGCTTGACTGATGCGGAAAAGAACAGGCTGAAGAAGGTTGGGCTAACTGGTTTAAACAAACCTAAGAGAACTCCTAGCCACCCCACCAAGAAAGGAGTCGTCGCTGTCAGAGATGGTAGCAAGATGAAGATCATTCGCTTTGGCGATCAGAAGATGGGGCACAATTATTCAGACGAAGCGCGTAAGAGTTTCAAAGCTCGTCACGCTAAGAACATAAAAAAGGGCAAAACATCTGCGGCGTTCTGGGCCAACAAACTCTTTTGGAGCAAAGGTGGTAGCAGGAAGTCACCGCCTAAATCCCAAAAGCAGAAGTTCGGTAAGTAGTCATGGCTATCAGTCGAGCGCAACAACGCAAGCAAACCAGCAGCGGCCCCGCCAAAAAGAAGAAGCAGGCAAAGGTACGCAAGGTCATGCGGGAGTTTGAGTCAGGCAAGCTGAAGTCCGGCGGGTCTGGTAAGAAGGTTAAGAACAGGAAGCAAGCCATAGCTATCGCGTTGAGCGAAGCAGGTGTGAAGAAGAAAAAGAAGAAGTAGCCCCGCCTTCGGTCACACGGACGGGAACGTGTTCCATAACGACCTCTGCCGCATCGAATGCAACAACGAGTTTGCGACATCAGCCTCGACCTAAAAAGCCCCGCCTTTGGGTACCCGGACGGGAACGGGCAGGAGAGAACGTGATGAAGCTACCCGAAATCATTATTTAGCTTTTCTTTGCGCCAACGCAAGTCAGTAATTATTAAATTTGAATTACTACATACGGGACACTTTTGAGGGTAGCTATGTTTAAACGATTTCATATCGCAGTCCAAACACACAAAGTGCCATTCACTTAGCGATCTCTGCTGGGGATTCGTGGGGTTCGTCTTCACCATGTGTCCGTACTACTTTGCGCTCAAGGAGTAGAGGAAGTCTAAGCCACGTTCCACCATTATCTCTAGCGATCTCTTCAGCTTCTTCTCTAGTGTCAGCTTCGACCTCTGTGTACTTGCACGTCACCTCATGCACAACGATGTGATACTTCACTTGAACTTGCTGCCTCTTAGTTTCATACGACGATTGCCAGTCCGTTGTGAGTTGTTCATACGGCCCGACACATTAGATTTTTTCTTTGGCATCGACTCTTCGTACTTCACCTCACCAAAAGGGATTTCCTGTATCCTGCCGCCACGGGCCAAGAACTCTTCTACCGTTTCTTTACTCGACATAATGAAACCCTACTCCATTCATAACGCCATCTCCTCTACCAAGTGTAAGAGATCCCCCACTGCCCGGACTCAAAAACAGTACAGAACTTGAAGCATTTGTGCTTACACTAAAGCCCTGACTGTTGGTTCTCCAAACAAGCGGATCATATGGCGCTTGCGACGCTAGTGTTTTTCTAGGTTTTGCCGCCCACTTTCTTGCCCCGTTGCTCATTTGCTTGTTGTACTTCGGGCGAAACTTCTGCATCAACCTATCTTCCCAGTACATCCTACGACTTGGTCGGCACCGCAGTATTTTAAATGAATCAAAGATCTTGTCTTTCCTGTGTTGTAACACCCTGCTTGATGGTGTCTTGCTTTGACCCACATAAACCAACACGCCCTGATCGAATAGCAAGTAAACGCTGGGTTTGCACAAAACATCTATGCTTTGTATTTGCGCCATTACTGCTTCCAGAATCTACTAGCTATGGATACGGGCTTCTTGTTGCGCGGAGAGGCAGCAGAAGGCGCTTCTGGCGCTTCTAGCAGTATGTATATCTTGGCCCCCAACGCACCCGCAATTGTCTCTACAGCCTCAAAGCTGGGCTTCCTCTTGCCTAACTCTATCTGGCTGATGTATCCGCGATTCATGCCTGACTTTTCCGCAAGCTCCTGCAAGGACAGATTTTGATCTGCCCTCATGGATCGCAGCTTCTCTGTGTACCAAGTCTTCACGCT